TATCACATATCTGAATACTTCAGAATGAATCCAGAAGGTGAATTATGGATTGGTTACTATCCTATTCCAACACCATCGTATACGTTCACAGAAATCCAGACGATGGTAAACGCGGCTAACGGTGAGATCAGACAATTAGGAGTTTATGCCGAGGCTTTGACTTACGCAACTTCACAGGTAACAACTATCCAGGGTATCGTTAATTTATGTGACGCTGACGGTAAGCCTTTATCTGTTCTATACGCTGCAAACATGGCCGCTATTACCGCAGTTTCAGGATGGGCTACAGTAGGAGACCTGAGAGCTTTGACAGCACGTAAAGTGACTGTTGTAGCTGCTGAATCCGGTTCTGGTGCTGGCGCTACATTGGCGGCTGCAAAAGCTTTTTCAATAACGGCCTTAGGTTGTGCATTGGGCGCGGTTTCGCTTTCAAGTGTTGAGCAGTCAATCGGAAATCCACAAAATTTCAACATCAGCAACGGTTTAGAGATGGAAGTTCCGGCACTGGCTAACGGTGATTTGGTTTCTGCTTTGAGTGATTCCGCTTTGGGTGGAATTAAAGATGATGGGTATTTGATTGCAAGAAAGTATTTGCCAAAAATTGCAGGAACGTATTTTGAAAGATGCCCTACAGCAGTTACGGCCACAAGCGACTATGCATGGATTGAAACGAATAGAACTGTAGATAAGGCCATACGTTTAGTTGACGCGGCTTTAACTCCGCTGTTAAACGGTAACGTCTTGGTGAATGCTGACGGTACTTTGAGACCTGAAAGCGTTGGATATTATATCGATGTGGCACAACGTCCGCTTACTCAAATGGAGGCAGACGGTGAAGCTAGTGCAACACAGGTTTTAATTAACCCAAATCAAAATATTTTAAGCACTTCTAATTTACTGGTAACTATTAAAATCGTTCCGGTTGGGATTGCTGAACAGATCACAGTAACAATTGGATTAACAACATCATTATGATAGGAGTAAGACCACCACTGATAAACGGAGTAGAGTATACACACGCAGATATTATCTTGCAGATTTTAGGCGTTCCGGTTGTAGGTGTTACCTCAATCGACTACAAGGATATGCAAGAGATTACCGCTAATCACGGCACAGGACATTTGCCTGTATCTGTTGGGATTGGTGCGGTATCTTTTGAGGGCACAATCACAATGACAATGAAGGAGGTTCAAAGGATTTCCCAGGCAGCGCCAGTCGGTCGGATTCAGAATATCCCTTTGTTTGACATCCGTGTCAATTACTTGACTGAGGCTGGCGACATTGTTTCGCATAGATTAAAGTCATGTAAGTTTAAAGGCAGAAACCCAAATTCAGCAGTCAACAACACACAAATAGAAGAAGCCTTGGAGCTTTTCATTGCAGACATTGATTACACAGCTTTAACATAAAATTATGGAGACCCCGAAAGAAAAAGTACTAGGTGATTATACCTTGATTGTTCCGCTTAATCGCGAAAAAACAGAAACAGCAACATTTTATTTGCGAGATATTGACGAAACTGTCTTTATGGCAACCCGATCAATGCTTGACCAGCGTAAAGAGTTAGAGGCTGTAATGGTAATGATTAAAGCTTTGCGTGTAGGTGGGGATGACCCGGATAAGATAAAAAACAACTTCATCGCAAAACAATCTGCTTCATTTTTACTGGGTGAGTTCATGGAGCCTGTCAAGGGTGAGTTAAAAAAAAATTAGTTGAATATGAGATGCCCGTTGACAGAGATCCGGATGGCAGTATCATACTAAATGACCCATCAGAAAAAGGCGGACTAGGACAAATTGCTGCCTTAGTCCGTTTCTATTTTCACACAGAACCTAAAAGCATTGAAGAACTTTGCAAGCTGTGGGGGCAACTTAAATTTGCCTTACAGTTTGACGGAAAACTAAAAATCATCGAAACAAAAAAAGGCTAATGGCTGGCGAAAGTGCATATTACGACATACGCATAAGGGTTTTTGATAAGCCATTAGACGACCTTGAAAGAAAAACTGATAGGTTTGAAAGAAAGGTAGGTGGATTAGGTAACTCTTTTCTAAAGGCCTTTGCATCAACTGCGGTTATTGCAGGCGTTGGACTTTTAGCCAAAAAGATAGTCGGCCTTGGTGCTGAGATGGAACAGACAAGGGTTTCATTTACTACAATGCTGGGGAGTGCGGATAAAGCAAACGCAACCTTAAAAGAGCTTACAAAATTTGCAATATCAACACCCTTTCGCCAAGGGGAGGTTGTTACAGGTGCTAAACAGTTACTTGCCTATGGATTTACGGCAGAAAGTTTGACTGATAATTTAACAAGGTTAGGAGATGTTTCTTCTGGTCTTTCAATTCCTTTAGGTGATCTTGTTTATTTGTATGGTACAGTCAGAACTCAAGGCCGAGCTATGACGAAAGACATTATGCAGTTTGCAAATAGGGGTATTCCTATTTATGATGCCTTGAATAAAGTTACTGGTAAGTACGGACAAGAGCTTAATAAGGCTATTGAAAACGGTGATATAACTTTTGGGGTTATCGAAAAGGCATTTAAGATGATGACCAAAGAAGGATCAATGTTTGGAGGGTTGATGGCAAAACAAGCGAAGACTTTAGCTGGTAGATGGTCTACATTTTTGGACGTGTTAGAAAACACAGGTCGTGCAATGGGAGAAAAGATAAACCCATTTTTAGGCAGGATGTTAGATTCTGTTTCAGATTTGCTGGCGACTATGAAGCCACTAACAGTGCAGTATGACCAGCAAAAGGATTTATATTTGAATCAATCAATAGCATTAAAATCTCTTTTACCGCGATATGAAGAGCTAAAGAGTAAAAGCAAGTTAAGCGCTTCTGAACAGGGAGAATTAAAGGACGTGATGTCTAAAATATTAGACATTGTACCAACAGCTGCAACCGGATTTGATAGATATGGTAATGCAATAGGAATAGCTACTGACAAAATAAAAGACTTTACGGAGTACAACAGAGATGCGCTAAAAATGATGAATGCCAGCGCTATAAAAGAAGTCAGTTCCGATTTAGGTAAAATGGCTGTTAATGCTTTCCAGTTAAAAAGCTCTATCGAACAATTCAGGCAATCTGCCCCATCGGCCGAGATCAATAAAATACTACGTGAAAAGAGTTCTGAACTTAACGCATTAATGGGAGAAGGAGGTCTTTTGTCTTCTAAAATTTCAGAGTTGAGAGGACTTGGTGGAGACATTAGTCCATTTGCGCAGAATTTTCTTAAAAAGGCAGGTTATGGAGGCTATAGATCAGGAAACCCATTTGCGAAGTCAATAGCAAAATTAGAAGAAATGGAAGCGGCATCAAACGCAAAGATAGCTGGCGCAACAGGGGGAAAAACAGAAGTAGGTGTTGAAAAAATAAGTAGCGCAACTCGTAACGTGACGTTAAATATTACTAAGTTGATTGAAACCCTAAACTTCACTAAAGACCCGGCAAAGAACGAGTACGACATGGAGGAAATGGTTAAGCGTGTTTTATTAAGGGCTGTTAATGATGTAAACATCGTGTCGCAATGAGTTTTGTCATACCTCCTTTAGTAGCTATTACCGATAAGATTATACCAAGGTATCCGGTAATTCCTGAGCAGCAGGATTCGCCTATTGCAACTTCTTACTTGGGGACTCCAATTTATGCTCAGTTGGAATTTTCTACTGAGGGTATTGAAAGCGAAATAGGTTCGCCAAACGCTTTAAATCCAAGTGAAGGCGCAAGGAATTTGATTTTAGAAACTGTTCTGATCACTGTTATTCAATCGAAGAACATAATCAAGACAGCAATACAAGGCCGAAACGGAACGGTAAAAGAGTACATAAGTGATGGTGATTTTCAAATTAATATTATCGGGTCAATTGTCAGTCCATTTGCTCTGGTATACCCAAAAGATGAAGTTGATTTGTTAATAAGATACTGTAAAGTAAACCGAGAGATAGGTGTTATATGCGAGTTCTTAGGACAGTTTGGAATTGAGTATGTAGTGATTGAAAATTATACAGTAAGCGAGAAATTAGGAAGCCGTAACGAGGTGCCTTTTGAACTTACTTGCTACAGTGATGAACCGATAGAATTTAGATTAAATGCTTAGACCAATTACACGAATGAAAATAGGCAGCGCGGAATTTGACTTCGTGAACACTGTTTCTATTAATTCGACTTGGGAAGAGTTTACCGATACCGCGTCTATACGACTTCCAAAAAAGCTAAGGCCGTTAAAAAATGGTGTATTTAATCCTGATATAACCGTAGGATCTGGTATATGGAATAGAGGTGATGAAGTAAGTATATCGCTAGGGTATATTTTAGAAGATAATAGCATTGAAGTAGCTGAAAGATTTACCGGATACTTAACTAGGATAACCACAAAGAATCCTTTGGAATTTGAGTGCGAAGACAAGATGTGGAAATTAAAACAAACATCGGTTCCGAGATACTCAAAAAACAGTGTGACGTTGAGCGATTTGTTAAAGGATATTTTGCCTATTGATCCGATGACAGGAGTCCAGTATAAATATCAGGCAGATGCTTTTCAGTTTAATTTACGCTTTACGAATGTGACCGTAGGAGAGGTATTTGACTACTTAAAAAAGACTTTCGGAATTACAACATATTTTCAAAATGGGATTCTCTATTCGGGATTTGCGTATAAAATTGAGGAACCGGATTTAAGTTTAACCAAGGAATTTACCTTTCAGGAAAACATAATCGAAGATCAACTTGATTACACGAAAGACGAAGACATACAGCTTAACGTCACTGTGATCAACTTTAATAAGGACAACACAAAGGACGCGCCAGTAGTTGCGGGTAGTTCGGATGGTGAAAAAAGAGTTTTCTACACCTATAATTTGCCAGTAGCAACTCAGAAAAATATAGCAGAGGAAAATTTAAGGAAACTTAAGTACGAAGGGTTTCGCGGATCGTTTACCACCTTTTTAAATCCCGTGGTAAAACATGGCGATTCGGTTAAGTTAATAAACCCGTTAATCCCTGATCAGAATGGCGTTTATTTAGTTCGTAGAGTTGTTACAACGAACGGTATTAGCGGAGGCCGACAAGAAATATTTTTAGATAGAAAAATTGCATGAGTATTAGGGAAATGATAGCGTTAATGGCCAAAGGTGGTGATATGAAAACCATTCTTTGTACAGTGAAGGATATTAATGATTCTGATAGGACTTGCACCTGTGTCCCGATTAACGGAGACGCGGATATTTTGGAAGTAAGGCTACAGTCAACTGTTGGAGGTGGCGTGTATCTTAAGCCAGTAGAGGGGTCTCTGGTGTTGGTTATAATGGCTAACGATACTTTGGGATTTGTAGTCCTTACTTCTGAATTAGAAGAAGTTGTTTTTCTTGACGGTACTTTTAATGGTCTTGTAAAAGCTGACACCCTTAAAACAGAATTGGACAAAACGAATGCAGTAGTACAGTCAATTGTAGACAGCTTGCTAAATTGGACGGTTGTCCCTACTGACGGAGGTGCAGCGCTGAAAGTGTTTTTTACCACAACGTTAGGTATTAAAACAGTTGGAGATTTTGATGATATAAAAAATGATAAAATTAAACACGGGGAATAATGCAAAAGGCAGGTAATAATTTATTGATAACAAGCGTAGACGCCAATAACGATGTGTTGGTGCTTGAATCTATTTTCGGGCTTAGCTCAGAGCGTGAATTTGTAGCTACTATTGAGGTGGTTTCTGGCAGTATACAATTCAATGTAGGAGCGGCATGCGGATCTGATAACGCAACATTGGCGGCAGGTGAAAAAATACTCATGGCTTTTGGTGCTAACTTGGGAAATATAAATTTCAAAGCGGGTGCCGGAAGTCAAACTTTTAGAATCTGCTTTGCATGATTTATAAGGCCTTACAAGGTGAATTTATTTACGATGTAGCTGTTAAGCTGTATGGAGACCTTGTATTGGGTATAGATCAGATTTTAAAGTTTAATACAGGACTTGATTTAGGTGATGATTTGCAAGGGGTAGACATAGTTTACTCTTTATTACCAAAACGACGACGGCCTGTTTTTGTAAGCCAGTCGAGAGAAGTAAAAGAATCTTACTCGACACGGTACTATCAATCAGTATACGACATTAGCACGCAGTTGTACGGGGATTTATCTGGGCTTGTAGAGGTGTTTAAAAACCATACTGACTTAGATAGTTTAGTCACAGTCGGAACGGTTTATGAGGCCGGTAAGTCACAAGATCCGCGAGTAAAGTATTTCAAAGAAAGAAGTATAATAATTCAGACGGATATTATGCCGGAAAATACTAATTTTATACTCAGAGAAGATTTATCTCTTATTTTAAGAGAAGATGGAAATTTTATAAGTAGAGAGTAATGCCTAATAAGAAAATATCAGAAGATTCCTTAATAACATCTGATCTCGTTAACGGAGCTACAGACTATATTCCTATTGTTACACCATCAGAGCCTAATGAATCTGATAGGAACAAAAGAATATTAATAAATGAGCTTTCGGAATTATTCTCAGCAGGAAGTGAGGTGAATATTGCTGTTGTTACGGCAAGCTCTTCTCAGATACTTAATTGTAACACTACCCCTATTTTGTTAATTCCTGCGCCAGGTATAGGTAAAACGATAATGGTTAGCCATGTTTATGCTAAACTATCCTACAATTCTATTCCTTACGCTACCAATACACAATATGTAATAGGATATTCAGGAGGTGGACACGCAATAACTGGTAGTTTAGACGGAGGTTTTTTAAGCGGTTCAGGAAATAGATATTTATACACTTTTGGAAAAGAGGGCATTGTGTCAAGTGATATCGTTGAAAATAGGGGTGTAGTATTTAGAACTAATACTGGGAATCCAACAGCAGGAAATAGCCCTATAAAATTTGCAGTTATTTACGCCATAGTTACAAACTGATGAAAAAGTCTCTTATAAACTGGTGGTTAGGTGGATCAAACCCATTAAACGGTATAACAGCCTTAATGGATGTTTGGTATGACGGAACAATATCATCAGGTCAGTTAATTGACAAATCTGGCAATTCAAGACATGCTACAGTTTCGAGTAATTTAATAAGCAATTGGGATGCTGTTTTTGGGAGTACTTTCATTCAACAACAAGGAACAATACCAACAATAAATACATCAGAGAATGTAAGCCCACCTTCTGGCTATACAGGCCAATACTATTCTAATATGCAGTGGACAGTCCCAGTAGCTTCGGGAATAGTTCGTACAGAGTCATTTATTCTTAAAGCCGCAGAGACGGGGTTTGTTGATTTTTTTGCACGGAGAAACACATCTTCTCAGGTTTTTGTTGGACTTCAACCGGGTAATGCAGGCGCGTTAATCTGGCAGATTGATCTAAGTAATGCATCGGCTGATGCTTTTTTAGTGTCGGGATCGCGAACAGTCGGACAATGGGGCCGTTACAGAAGATCATTTACAAATGTTAATCCAGGTGGATTGGCAGATTTACGTGTACAGGTTTTAACAGGAACTCACAGTGTAGACTTTTTTATACCACCAAATGAAAATATATCGAGTCAGGATTATGGAGGTGTAACAATCACAGGACAATCTAATATTTGTTTTTCACTTCCAAATGATTCGACTTTAAGAAGCCACGACACAAAAAACAATTGGTACAGTGCCACGACTACATTTCCATTAATGACACGTGCTGCCGATCAGTACAATGCATTTGTCCCAAAGATGTATTGCGGTGGTGCATTCAGGCATGTTATCTTAAAAGCCAATCCATCTATAAACACGCATAAAATATTACAATACAATTTCGCAAATCCTGATTATGAGTTTAGTTCATGCCCAATGACAGTGACTGCAGGAAGTGGCGGAACTTATGCAACCCCTCAATTAGCGTTAGCGGCATTGAGAGATGGTACTTTTAGAGATAGAGCAAGGATACTTTTACTTAGTGATTTGACCCCAAGCACCTACGCAGAGTATACAGTTACGTCAGCCGTTGGTAAAACTTATATCCAAATGAATAAACGTTATTCTTATTTGGATGGCGGTAATTTTATTAGAACAATAACAGGAACAAAAGAGGTAACTCTTTCAGATTCGCAGTTAGTTGGAACAGAACTTTTGGCGACCATATACGAAGGTGGTGTTAGGAATATAAAATTTGTAAAGAGTAATGGTGGTTATTTGTGGCATGCTGACTTTGTAGGCATGGTCAATTCATCATACTCTATTGTAAATTGTGAGTTTGATGAAAATGGTGCGAATGCTGTATTTGATTACAGAGCAGCAAACGCATTACCACAGCCAGCACAACAACTTTCTTTTAACTCGCAAGCTGGTGGTGGATGGGACAATTATTTCTTAAGGGCTTGGAATACAACATTTAGAGGGATGAGGCCTTATACTTGGCAAGATGTGGCAACAACATCAGGAAATGGGATAAGATGTTACTATGACAAATGTGTACTTGATTCAGAGATTATTTACGATCCCGTATCAAATCCAACAAGTTCGCTGTTTGAAAACGTGCGGTTAACAAGCTCAGGCGTTGGAAGGAATAGCACTATTTACATGACTAGGGCTACAAAGAATTCAACGATTAACGAAGTAGGAGCAGATAAATCAATCTTCTTAACAGAGGCATGAGGGTAATATACGGACTTATGTTTTTTACAATGGCCTTAGTTGCCATTGAACTTGTGAGGAATTTACAAGTAACAAAATCATGCATCCGTATGGCTACAGAAAAAATTGAACAACTAAAAAAGATACTGAAAGATTATGGCGACTTATGACTACGGGGCACCGATTTACATGACAATCAACGCTTCGGATATTACACCTGAAATTAATAACTTAGTGCAAACAAGTATAGATCATGCAAAAGAACATAACTCGACTTTGTACGTGGTTATCAACTCCGGAAAACCACCCGATCCACCACTACCGCCAGGTGGTAATTAATAAATTTATCCTACTAATAGCTTTTAGCTACTTAGTGGGGGTTGCGTTTAGCTTTGTTCCAAAAGGTGTAGAAAAGAATTACTTTTTGGTCGGCGGAGAAGAAATGTATTTTAAAACTTGGGCTTATTATGCCTTTGAGCACGTAAGTCGAATGATGTTTATTTATGCGATTATCCTTTTGTTCCCTGGTGCTTGGATATTGTTTTGGGTTGAGTTTATAGATTTGATTGACTATTTAATTTGCTACAATGAAACATGGTTTACCGCTTTTGATCACAACTTTGAGTACAATGATTTTAAATTAATAATAGTAGGTTTATGGATGGCTTGGAGACTTGGGCGACAATAATTTTCGGAGGGTACGCAGCAATATTAGGATGGCTCGCGCTGACCAATATCCAACACATGAAGAAATTAGCAGTAATTGAAAAGCAGCTTGATACTCTTGTGAGTCGAGTTGATCAGTTCATTTCGAACGAGATTACCGCGCTAAAAGAAATTGCTCGCAGGAATTAAAAAAAGCCGTGACGGGAATCACGGCTATAAGGCCTTTGCTTTGTAGAACCGCCAGCTACTTGGGAATAAGCGATTGCGCGAATATAAAAATAAATTATTGGTTATGCAACTGGTATTACAACGCTTTTCAGACAATAGAGATAGTACTTTAGGTCTGCTTATGGAAAAAAGGCCGTCCGGATTATTCTTTCACGCGTATACGTTAGAAGACGAACACCGCGATACTAAGGTCTCAAAAGAGACTCGAATCCCTGAGGGCTTCTATGAGCTTAAATTGAACAAAGTAGATACTCCTTTGACATTGCGTTATCGTACCCGTTACACGTGGTTTAAATACCATATAGAGGTTACCGGAATACAAAACTTTAAAGGGGTGTACATGCATGTGGGGAATAAGGATGAAGATACTGAGGGCTGTATTTTAGTGGGTGACAATGCTGACAATAATCAAATCGGTTACGGATCTATCAGTAATTCAGTACAATCTTTTAGCCGTCTTTACAAGTACATCTATGACCATTTAGAGTCAGGCCAAAAGGCATTCTTAGAAGTAAGGAACGAAAACAAATTGCTATGAAAAAGGTAAAATGGTATCAAAAAGTAAACTCCTGGAATAAGGTGATCATGTATATTTCCCCGTTGGCAGGTGGTGAGGTGCTGGCTTTTTTCACAAATTTCGCACTTCCGGCATGGGTTCACGCGGTTTTCGGGGTATCGGCCACAGTAGTTCTATACCTTAAGATGTTTGTAAAGGATGAGAATAAGAACGGGGTGATTGACCATTTTGATAAAGACTTACCGTCATAGCGGTAAAAACACTGCTTTTGAAGTCATTTGTTACTGATATTACTTATTCTTACCGTTACAGCGATAAATTTAGACTTATGCGATACCTACCAATAGTACTTCTTCTTTTTTCTTGCTCGGCTGATCGGCTTATGAATATGGCCATAAAACGTGGCGCCAAGGTTACAACTGAGACAGTCGTCAAATACGACACTGTTAAGATTGAAGAGGTTAAGGACTCGATTATCTACGTTCCACAGGTCGATACGTCAAAGGTAAAGACGATTTGCGATAGCTTAATCAACGCGCTGCCAGAGGATAAACCGAAGTACATTACTAAGATCCAGGAAGAGGTTTGCCCCGACATATCGCAGATGATCACTTTGAAAATTCCGGTAACGGTTAATGACTCGACATACAGTATAGAGGTTGACTTATTCATGACGGCCAAGGCCGGGCACTTAGCCGCTTATTTGACTTCTAAGCCGTCTGCAATATCATACGTAGTCAGTACTTCAAACACAACAATCG